GTCTGCCCCGCCAACTGGAACATCTTGTTGGTTCCACGGCGACGGAAGTTGATGATTTCGAAAGCCTTCTCCAGAGCCTCTGCTTTGGACAGGCCCTGCTGAACCGACGCCTCATACACCGCCTGCCGGATGGAGTTGTCCGCAGACATGGCGATGTGCTGGAGGTACTCCTTTATCTTGCCCTTGACACCAGGCGGAGCCTTGATACCGGCAAACACTTCCGCATCATCACGGATGACGGAGGAGTTGAAGTCCCGCACACCAACAGCACCAAACCTCTTCAGAACCTGGTGCGTCTCACTAGACTTGGACAGGGTCTTGATGAACTCCTTGACCGCCAAGATGGGGATACGCAGTGCGTACTGAGGCTGTAGGCCAGAGGAGAACATGGCGGCAAAGGCGTCCTGCGGAACCTGCGCAAAGGAGAACAGCGGGAACAGCACCACCGAATCACGCAGGGTGTTGGCCACCTTGGAGAACCAGTTCAAAGGCTCAATGGCAATCGACTGGATACCCGTGAACGCATCAGCGAACAGCGGGTCAGCCATGTTGTAGAGTTCTTGCTTGCCGTCACGCCAGATGCGCACGACGTTCATCCCGCGCTCTGCTTTCTCTACGCGCTCGGCCATCTTGGTGCCGTCGCCCATCTCGATCTTCAGGGCAGCATCAATCATCCGCACGGCCTTGTCGTTGCGGACAGAACGGTTGACCGCGTACTGCGTCCACCGAACCATGTTGTCAAGGATGTCGTTGACCGGCTTGTTCGTGCCCTTGAGTTGATGCTCCTTGGCTTGAACCTGAAGACCACGGACGAACTCGCGTGGGCCCTGGCCTTCTTCCAGTTGAACCTCTCGGTAGAACGGGACGTAGTCAATCACATCCAACATCTGGTCTGCGTACTCATCAGTCCACAGTCCACTGTTAACCAGCACACGACGGGCGTTGCGACGGATGCCGTTCCAAGTATCAGCAACCCCGTTCAACTCAGGCATCATCTCGCCAAGCGACAGACCCAGTTCGATCTCAGGATCATCCAAGTGGATGAACGCCTCACGGTCCTTCAGGCGCTCGATCTCACGGTTGATCTTGGCCTTCTCATCCTTGGTCTTGGCGACATCACGCTCGGCCTTGAGTTCTTCAATCCGTGCCTTGTCATTCTCGTTGCGCTCTTGCAGGGAACGCAGACGCTTGGACATGAAGTACGTATGCGTGATACGGCGAGCCTCGTCCTCGGAAATGTTGTACTTCTTGGCGATCTCGTTGATCTGCTTGCCGAGTTCCACGAAGTTGTCCGGCTCCTTGTAGGAAACCCACTTCTTGTACTCCTCGTCGTATCGCAGTCCACCCTCGATGATGAACTGGCTTGCGAGCGCGTCAGCATGGACGGCCTGAGACTGAGAAGCATCGATCAGCATGCCGATGACTTCTTCGTTCTCCTTGATGTCAGCCGCCACAGCACGGCGCAGCTGGTTGTCAAACGCAGAACTGGATGAGAACGTTGCCGTCTCGAACCGATCCAAGAAACCAGCGGTCGCCTTCTTGGCAGATTCAACGGTCAACTTCGGATTGTCCAGAGCGGTCTTGACATCCTGTCTAGCCTTCTGGAATGCGCTAGGTGCAGGCGGCTGAACGCCCAAGCCCATCTTGCCGATGATGTCAACGGCCCGGGCACCAACGTTTCCTTTGCCAGCAACAGGCTCTGCTACCTGTTCGTACAGGAACTGCTCTTTGGGAGCGTACGTAACGTTCTTGGCAAGCAGGAAGTTGCCGATCTGAATCAGCTCATCCGCCTTCACCACCGGCTCGCGGGATTTGCGGTCGTAGAAGTACCCGTGACGATGCGGATCAAACCCGACCTGTGTCCAAGCGGGGTCGTTCTTCAGATCCCTGACGCGGCGGAATGCCTCTGCCGGAGTCATGTTGAACCATACGCCTTCAGCCGTCTGCAATGGCTCCTTGGCGTCGGGCATGTACCCCATCCTCAGACTCTTGTCTTGTGAGCGAGGAGCAAAGAAGACATCCTTGATGTAGCCAGTGCTGCCGTATCCGATTACCTTACCGGCAGATTCATACACCCTGCCATTCTTGTCGGCGTTGCCCTTGCCTTCGTGGATAGAAACAACAGGCGCAGGATTCTTGGCGTTCAGCGCAGGCAAGTCCATGCGCAGACCGACGCGAGATCCGTCTTTGATTGGCGTATTGAGTTTTGACCTTGCAAGATCGCCGCGCAAAGCGCCCAACATTTTCTCCACCGTGGCAGGCGGATACATCTTTTCGATGTCGATTGGGTAAATTGCTTTGTGTTTGTTGACGTACTTTTCATACGTCTCCCGATCCATCTTGCCTTCCTCAAGCAACATGGCCGCAGCCTGAACTTGAGGATGACGGCCCCCCTCTTCTGGCGGCTTCTTTGAACGCTTGACCCTAGACTCATCAAGGAACGGCAACTCTTCTTCCGTTCCCGCAGGTGGCTTGGGCGCAGCAGGTTCAGGAGCAGGTGCAGGAGCAGGTGCAGGAGGCTCTGTTGCTTTGGGCGCAACAGGCTCCTTTGGTATCGTGACCGGCTCTGCAGCTTTGCCTGCAATAAAAGGCTTGATCTTTGTACCTACTTGGGCCTCAATCTCTGATACAGGCGTGCTCAGCAACTGTTCACTAGAACGGAAAACAGAATCTAGAGCCGTCTCATATTCAGGGCTGATATCCAAAAGTTTGCGAATCAGTTCTACAAACTTTGTAAACGCAGTCTTTTCTCCAACCTTGATGGTGGAAAGATAGTTCTGGAAATTCTCGTCAGTCAACCCCCAAGAAACCAACTCATGCACATTCTTCATGGTGTTGGCATTGCGACGGATTGCGTCTAGTGCGGGATGACTCTTGCCCTCACGGATGTCTTTTTGAACTTGCGCCCTTACTTTTCTATACAGCGCATTAAGTTCTTTAACTGGTTGGCTATTTGGATTAAAAGTAATTTGCAGATTGGTTGCAACGTGCAACAACTCATGCAAGATAGTCCGATAACGAGTGCCAGTTACAAAGTCTGGCTTACCTGTTCTGTCCAACCCCGTCAGTGTTAACTCGGCGCTGTAACCATCTACAAGCCCAGCGGGACCATAATATGGTCTTACAAATCCTCTGTAATTTGGACGCTTTCCAGTAGGCTCAAGTATTTTGATTGTGCCAGGGAATACTCCACGACTGGCATATTCATTGATGCGGTCAAAAGCCTTTTCTGCAATTGCTTTGGCAGGTGTGTTCGGGGCATTCTCGACAGACCAACGAGACAACTCAGGGATGGTCATCCCCTTGATCTCTTGAATGATCTGGGCTTCCGGTTTGTCAATCTGGAAGTCTTTGCGCTCAGGCGGCGTTACCTGCGTGGGCGGTTCCGTTGGCGGCGCGGGTGGTTCTGCACCTGGAACGGGGAGCTGTCCGCCTTCAACAGGTGGGGGAGCAACACCGGCAGTAGGTGCAGCAGGCGGCGCGGGAGGCGTGGGTGGTAACGTTACCACTTTGGGCAGGGCAAGGATGGCCTGCCGGTTCTTCCCATACTCCTGTTGGAGCGGGTTGAAGATGTTGACCTTGAAGTCCTTGTACGCGTTGACCGCTTCCTGACGTTGTTCAGGCGTCAGGTCACGGCCACGGGTGAGATTCTTCAGCAGGTCAAGCTGCTTCTTGGCTTCCTGAAACCGGGTGTTCAAGTCACGAAGCCCGGCTTCATCCAAAGGCCCAGCCGCAGGCTCAGGCGCCTTCGCAGTCGGGGCAGGCTCCACACCCGGCTCGACGGTAGGCTCAGTCTTCGGTGTCAGCGCATCAATCTGCGGACGGTACTTGGAGAACTCCAACCGCAGGGGGGCAAAGATGTTGTTCTTGAAGTTGATGAACGATTCAATCGCCGCCTGCTTAGCCTCTGGCGTCAGGTCAGGAGCCTTGGCCGCATCAGCCAATTTTTGCAACTCGTTCTCTGCCTCGTTGTACCGATCCCGCAGAGAAATCAGTTGGTCCTCCGGCAGCTTCTCAATCGGAGCCTCTGCTTGGGGGGCTGCCTTTTGACGGCCAAACGGTGACACCACACCGCCTGTCAGCGCACCAAGCGCCGCATCCCGGGCAGCAGATCCCAACACGCCTTCAAACTCAGGCGTCTCAATGCCTTCACGGGACAAGGCAACGTTGGAAGCAAACTGTTCTTGGCCACCTTGCAGACCCTCGGGGATACCTTCCCTCAAGGCTTCCTTCACACCGCGCATGATGAGGCCCTCAGCCTCCTTCTTCGCAGCGCCTGCGGCCAGATCAACGCCCATCTTCTTGGCAACATAGTTGCCCAAGATCTTTTCCGCACCGGTACCACCGGCAAGCGCACCAAGACCGGCCCCGACAAAGATGTTGTCAGTGTTGTTTCCGATGTAGTCCTGAGCGGCTTCTGCCTGTCTCTTGGCATCCACATCGGAGATGCCTTGGTTACGGAGTTCCCGATAGACGTTGTCGTAGATGGAGCCCTTGACTTCACCGGCGCCCTGCAAGGCACCGAACAGGAAGCGCGTACCAATACCGACAGCCGTGGCAATACCCAACGGTGCACCGGCCACCAAGGCAACAGCGCCCGTCAGCAGAGCCGGAACGGTAGAGCCAATACCTTGGGCAATAGACTGAACCGGGGCTTCTTTAATGCCACCAAGGAATGCGCCGATCTCTTCAGCAGCGGTGCCAGTCTTAGCGGCCTGCTGTTCAATCGCGGTACGACGGGCAACCTCAGCCTGACGCTCAGGCGTACGCATTTCGAGCAGGGATTTCTGGATCCCGCCCAACGTTTCAACACCGGGAGCCTCCGGCCCAAACGCTTGCAGTACGGATTTGCCCGCCCCAGCAACTGCTGCCGCGCCCGTCAGACCGACATCGGCCAATGAGAACGGGGCAGGAGGCTGAGCCTTCGGTTGATTCTGATGGGTATAGACCGCCCAGTTCCATGCGGTCTGTTCATCAGGGGCGTCTACTTCGTACTGAGCACCTTCTACCGCTACGGCGTACTTAGGCATAGGTCTTTACCCGATCTGTTTGACTGCTCCAGGTGGAGGAGTAGATGGTATCGCGCCTTGAGCAGGAGCGGCAGGGGCTGCACCACCCAAACCCTCTTGTTGCAACAACTGGTTGTAAATGCGTCGGATGATGGCGTTACTCTGCTCTTCCACCTGCTCAGGCGTCAAACCATAAGACTGCGGATTGGCCTTCAGTGCATTGATCTGCGCCTGCGCCAACCTAGTTGCACGGTTGTACAACTCACTCTTAGCCTTGGTTTCAGTGATGTAAGCAGACTCTGCCTTGAGTTTGCCAATCTGCGCCTGACGCAGTTCCTTCTCTTCCGTCAACTTGGCCTTCTCTTGCTTGGACGCAAGGGTCTTCAGACCCGCCATGCCCACAGCCTCCATGAAGTACGGAGAACGGTTGGCAAGCAGAGCAAATCCAAAGGTAAGCCAGTCATCGTTAGACCACCCTTCAGCCTTGGACGGATCCTTGACTGCGCTCTTAGCGGCCTCGACAACCTTCTCCTGCTCCTTCTCGGTCAGGTCTTGCGGCACAACTGCGGAAGGAATGGTTTCGGGAACGATGGGACGCTTGTCAACAGCACCAAGCGCCGCACCAGTCTTGCCGACAGTACCCGCCATAGATGCAGTCTTCTCAGCCCGAGCGCCTTGTGCTGCTTGACGTTCTGCCTGAGCGCCAATCGTTGCCGCATCCTCAGCCAAAGTCGCAGCACGACCTGCCGCTCCTTCAGCCGCAGCAATATCTGCCGCCTGCTGACGTGCGAGTCGAGCCGCATTTGCCTCAGACGCCGCCACTTCCGTGGGGTTGCGTCGAGCCGCTGCCGCCGCCGCTTTGTCGGCCTCAAGTGCCGCAATACCTGCCGCCTGTTGCTCAGGTGTAGCACCAGGCGCAGGCAGACGAGGCGTCTCAATCTTTGCCTTAGCCGCCGCGATTTGTTCAGGCGTCATTGCCGCTGTGCCGGGAGGCGCCAAACGGGCACGAGACACACCCTCACGTGCAGTAGCGGCCTCAATCGCTGCTTGCTCAGCCTGTCGAGCAGAACGCGATGCTGCCGCCGCACGGCTAGGCACGGTTGCCGCAGGGATATATGCGGGCAGAACAGAGGCAATACCCTCAGCAGCAGCCTGCGTCATCTCCTGACCTGCTTCGGTACGAGGCGAGTACATGAAGCGCCCAACGTCCTCAGCAAACTGCTTCTCAGTTGGGGCCTCTCCACGGATGGCCGCACGCCCCAGAGACGTAGCAGTACCTAGCGCCGTAGCCGGGATCGCAGACAGGAAACTCAACGCTGTCTCGCCTGCGCCCGCAGCCCTCTGGCCCATCGTGCGGGGAGCGGCTTCAGGGATTGGTTGCCCTTCGTAGGTGTACCGCTTCCCACCAATACGGAGTTCACTGCCCGGGATGGCTCCTACCCTAGCCTTTGCCAACTCTTCGGATTGGATTGAAGGCTCAGCCGCAACCGTTTCAGAGGCCAGTTTGTTGAGGCGGTTTTCCCATCCCTTAGCGTACTGCTCGTACTGCTTTGGATTGCTCTTGACGATTTCCTGATAGCGGTTACTGCGCAGTTGCAGGAGTTTACTGGGGTCGCCGCCAGATTCGGTCAGCATCTTCTGAGCCGTCCCCGGACCCATATTGACAGCGGTATCAAACGCAATCTTTGCCAACTTGGGATCGGTCTTGGCCAACTCGTCGCCGTTGATGGTCGTCCAGTAGCGTTCCCTGTAGATTTCCTTGGCCTGCTCCCGGGTCAACTTTTTCACATCAACGCCGGGGTTGGCGCTTTGCAGGATGCCCCAACGGGACGGACCACGACCGGCGTCATTGGCCACGTAGTCACCACCCTCGACGCCAAGGACAAAATCAACCGATTCGTCAAACGAACTGCGAGGCTTACCGCCTGCCTGATATCGAGCTACCCCGCCATCGGCCATGCGTACAACTGGCTCGCTACGCTGAGTGAAGTCAAACATGCCGCCGCGAGAGAACGCATCTTCAGCGGTGTCTGAGACGCCGCCTTCTGCGTAACCAACGATCCCGCCGTCAGCCATGTTCTCCATGTTGGGCGCTTGCAATGCGGCGATACCAGGCGCAGGTTGGGGTTGCTCCCCCATAGACATGACAGCCTGATCAGCAACCTTCATCTGAGGCTGAGCCATCTGCCCCTGAGCGGCCATGCGCATCTTCTTGCGGGCCATGTCCTCAGAAACTACCAACGGCAGGATGTACGGATCGTTCTTGTACATCATGGCCACGCGCTGCAATGCCTGATCCGGCATCATGCGCAGTTGCTCAGTGAACTGATTGACGTTGATCATGTTCAAGTACCCATGTTGTAGATTGCCAGATCAGCCAAACCTGCGGGCTTTTCCCTGTACTCGGCATCTTCCACAGCACCGCCCTTGGCAAACAAGCCAAGACCCTTGCCGACAGATCCAAGACCGGCCACAGTCGAAAGCGTTGAAGGGGGCTGTCCGTACACCGACGTGCCGGTCTGCGTAAGCGGCACCCCACGGATGATGTCCGACATGAAGCCCAACTGCTTGAACGGATAGTTCTGAGCATTGAGAAAGTCTTGGTACTGAGCGCCCAAGATGTTCTGCATCTGCTGCTGTTGCTGACCGCCGTACTGGTTTTGCAGTTGGTTGATTGCCAAGTTCTGACCAAACTGCGTCTGGCCCAGATTGCCAAGTTGTTGCGCTGACTGAAGCGCCGCCTGCAACCCCTGCAACCCAAGACCTGCACCGTACTGACGAGACTGCTCTCCCAACTGCGCGGCGGCTTGGTTGTACTGAGCGCCCAGACCGGCCTGCTGCATCAGGTTGCCGTAGCCAAACTGACGCGACTGCTCAGCCATCTGCTGCGCCTGCATCCGGGCTTGCTGCTCGGCCAACCGCGCCTGAAGGTCTTGCTGTGCACCGAACTGCTGAGTGCCAAGAGCGGCCTGCAAGTTCTGGCCACCCATCGTGATGCCTGCCTGCTGATTGGCCAGTTGAGCTTGCAGACGAGCCGCTTGCTCGGCGTTGAACTGCTGTTGAGCCTGCTGGTAAGCCGCCTGCAACCCAGTGGCTTGGATGTCGCCCTTCTGCATGGCAAGATTGCGTGCAGCTTCGGCGTTCTCAATGGCCTGACGTGCACCGCCAAACGCACCGGCACGGGCGTACTTTTGACCCCGAGCAGTAGCGGCGATGTCCGCTTGGCGCTGAGCCTCGCGCTGTTGGATGTCCACCACATTCTGCATGTAGGGGGACATGTACTGAGACGCAGTACCTCGGTCAGTAAGAGAGTCCGTGTACACACGCTCCGCAGGCCCCATCTGGTAGGTAGTCAGAGCGCGAGTGCTAAGCCCAGGAGCCGTAAACTTTGTTGGCTGATAGGAGGAAACAGGCTTGTAAAAGTTGGCAAACTGCGAAGGTTTGTACTGGTCGTACGCCAACGCACGCAAGCCTGCTGTACCTGCCATAGCCGAAGCGTCGGCCAACTGAGGCGCTGCCTGCATCGCCTGAGCGCCGGCAAACGCTTGCTGTTGCAGGGGAGAGAACTGCGCAAACCGATCACCCTGATACTGCATGTAGGGTTTGAAACCGCTGATTTGCGGCATGCCCGACTCATCTGTGATTACCCTACCGCTAGCGTCACGCGCATAGTCAAACAGCGTGCTCTCGGCCCCGCCCAGCAGACGCTCTGCATACGGAGCAATCTGCGGCGCAAAGCCGGTTAGGTATTCGATCTGCTGTTGTTGAACGACTGGATCAGGCATGATGCTTCCTTATGCGGGCAGGTGTTTGTCGGCGCGGGTGTTCTTAGCCACCCTGCCTTTGCCGGTTGTCTTAGCGCGTGCACGCTGCACACGATCCATCATTGCGTAGAGTTTGCGAGCGCCTGCCTCTGTTGAGCCGTTGCCCAGTTCAGAGACGATCCGAGCAGGGATCACAAACTCACCATCGGCAAGGCGGGCGGGTTGACGATTGCCGATAACAGCCGGGATGCTGTCGCTCACGCCATCACCGGGACCGCGCAACAAACGGCCACCGTCAGAGTAACCACCGAGGTTGAATTGCCCGCCTTTGGCTGCGCCGGCTAACGTGGTGATGCCGCCGCTGTTGAACGGCGTGATGTCGGCGTTGTCCATGCCCCTGCTGTACGCGCCGTAATCATCAAACCAGAAACTGGAGTTGGGCTGACGGAAGATGCTGTACACATCATCATCACCCTCGCTTCTCTCAGGCTGACGCTCAGGAAGGAGGTTTATTGTGCGGTCCTCAACGGGCACTGTGCTTGCGTCTTGCGTACCAAACAGGAAGTCGGTGATGGGAGTGCCGGAATCTGTGGTGCTCGTGGTACTAGAGCCTGTCGTGCCGGTCGTGCTTGTCGTTCCGGTCGTTCTTAAACCCCCAACCGCCGTTGAGCCGCTGCCAGAGGTAGACGTTCCGCCGCCGGTAATACCGCTGCTGGTTACCGAGCCACCACCCGTAGTACCTGCACGCAGGCGAGCGGCGATGGACTGCAGTGCCAACCAGTTCTCATCCAACGGCGCGTTAATTGCCTCACGCATTTCAGCGTCGGTATAACCTGCGGCCAACAGCGAGTTGTAATACGCAGCCTTCTCTTCGGGCGTCTTGTCAAAAATAGCCCGATTAAACGTGCTGCGCAAGCGCTCGACTGCGGTTTGGTTTGTAGTACCGGTTGTTCCGGTCGTCGTTCCGGTCGTTGTCCCGGTTGTGCCCGTCGTTCCAGTACCGGCGCTCTGCGCGGTTTGGCGTGTGGGATCGGTTGGAATCGTTTTGCGCCCGAAGAACCCAGGTGCAGAAGCAATACCTGAAGCCTCAAGGTAAGGCCGCATCAATGGTGCATTGCCGGGGAGTACTTGATTGACAGGATACGCGCCACGCCCCATCAGGTAGTCGTAAGCCGACTTGGTGCCGCCGGTCATGCTGGCAAAGCGGAACTCGTTGTAGGCCGCACGCGCCTGCATCTCCGGGATACCTTTGATCTTGGCAAAGTCCAGCACCTCGTTGAAGGTAGCGTTGGGGTTGCCTTGAAGGTACCGCGTGAGCATGTCCACAACAGCGTTCTGTGTGTAAGTGCGCTGTCCGGGAGTAATGTCCGTAATGGTCGGCATGCGCGTTGCGCCGCCACCCTGCTCATAGGCAGACCGAACTTGGTCCATAGTCTGCGCCGTGGGTTGGAAGGCGGGGCCGTACGTAACTTGCGGTTGAGGGGCCGTGTACTCAGGCGTCGTGGTATCACCACCATACGTCTGGTCTGAGCCGGTATAACCAGGAACCGTGGGGCCAGACACAACAGGAACCGGATTAACAGGCCTAGTCCTGTACTCGACCGAATTCATGATCTCCCGGCGAATCTGCTCAGGCGACCACTGTGATGCCTTGTAGAACTCAAACCCGCCCTGATCCGCCTCGCGCCCCAACAGGTCGCGGTAAATCTGGCGAAGTTGATCGTCCGTAGCCCGCACGCCAGTGGCGTAGGGGATGGCTTGCGAACCCGCTGCAATTTGATCAGCAAAGGGGTTGGTGGCAGTCGTAGAAACAGCGGCAGGTGCGGGAGCAGGTGCGGGAGCAGGGCGCGTAATGTTGTTTGCCGCCATAAAGTCGGCCACGTTCTGCGCGTTAAAAGACTTGCCGTACTGTGTGTTAACCATGTCAGCAATCTGCTGATTGGTCATGCCTGCGGCAATACCAGACCGTGTTGCAGCAATTGCGGCGGCTTGAGGATCAGCCGCAATACTCTGCTGTGCAGCCAGTTGTCCCGCAGTAGGGGTCGCCATCTGTGTAGTGTCAATTGGCTTAGCCTGCTGCATTGCCGCATACTCAGGCGACTTCAAGAACTCAGCGCGAATCTGGTCGGGTGTGTAGCCCGACTGCTGCCAGAACTGCAAACCACCGGTGTCTGCCTCGCGCTTAAAGACGTCTTGATACAGCCCGCGAATCTGCTGTTCTGTTGCACCGCCGGTGGCCAACGCCACGATGCCGCCGGAAGCCATACCACCGGGTTCTTGTTGTGCCGGAGCAGGAGCCGGAGCAGGTGCGGTAGTTCCTGCACGGTTGATTGCCGAGAACATCGGCAACTGCTCTAGCCCACCCGTGTACTGATTCCATGACATCGGGCGGATGCGCGGTTGGTACTGGAATCCGCCACCAGATGGCATCTGCGTGGCCGTGGGCACAAACGCATCTGCGCCAAGCATGGCGGCTGTACCGGCCCGCATAAGACCAGAAGCCCCACCAACTCCTTGCATTGCCGCAGTGCGCCCCGCTTCAGTGCCAAGCGCACCGATACCCGAAGTAAACTGATCAAACACGCCTTTGCGTGCAAAGTCCTGAGTGGCTTGCGCAGCGATTTGATTGCGCAACGCTTGCTCACTAAGGCCAGACTCAGCCGCACGTTCTATTGCGTCTTTGGGAATGTTGCTCAGCGCCGCTTCTTGCGCACCTGCGTATCCGGCAGAAGTAATGCCACCCGCCAAAGAGGCGCCGCCGTAGGCGCCCAGACCGGCCATGATGCCCTGCCTAAGACTGCCGGTGGCCAGACCTGTAAGACCGCCAACCGCAATAGCCGTACCTGCGGCACCACCTAGACCAAGCATCCCGCCAATAGCAGTACCAACGCCGGGAGCGATAAAGTTAAGGGCAAACCCTGCAATCGCAGGCAGCAGTTTCTTCAGAAAACCGGCTTCTACCAGACCCGTCTCAGGGTTTACGGTAAGCGATCCACCGTGTGCCAAAGCAAGTGCCTGCAGCCCCTGAACTTCTTTTGGGGTCATGTGGACGAGCATCTTGTCGTCGCCCCGGCCTTTTTCAGCGAGGTGGTTGGCTAGTGCAACAAGGCTCATATGCGCCCCTTGGAATTGGTTGGATTCATTTTATTGGGTCAAGTCGTAGAAGGAAAGCGACCCGACCACGTCGCCCGTGGTGGCGCCAGATACGGTTCTTACGGCAACGGTGTAGATGTCACTGACCCCGGCAATCGTTGCGCCCAGTTGCAGGTCAAAGTTGTAGCCGGTAGCGGCGCTTGTGTTCCCAACACCACCTGAACCGGTCGAAGTCACGTAGTCCGTCTGCACGATAGAGCCACCCGTGGTGGCCGTGGCTGCTACATCAAACTCCACATTGGAATCAGTCGGCACTGCCGTCCACGATGCGGCGGTCAGGGTGGGATTCTTGATCAGCGCCACTTCGTAGTTCTGATTGGTCGTGGGCAGAACCTGCACCCGATTGGGCAGCACAACCGCACCTGTGCGGCCAGAAGCAAGCCGGATGGATACCACCGGCAAGAAAGTAGAGCCGATGGTTCCCAAAACTGTGGTGCGTCGCGCCACATGGTCAATAGAGGTCTGCTCAAACCCACCTTCGGAAATCACCGAGCAGCAGATGGCCTTCATCGAAGCCGCCACCGCAGAGGACACCGTTTTGATCTCGTACCGCACCGGCAGGATGGCCGTGGTCATGTAGACGTTGGTAATCTCATTGGCGTTGTTAAACGTGTGGCAGACGATGTACTGACCGTCGATGATGAAGCCGCACCGGACTGAGCCAACGCCAAGCCATTCAAAGTCCATCCACAGAATCTGCGCCTTGGACGGGTCGAGCGTATAGCCGGAGGCTCCTGTGCCATCCAACTTGTCGCCGTTCCAATCCGACTGATTGACCGTGCGGGTATCAGACGGCGTGCCTGTAACCGAAGAACGCAGGACAAAAGAGTAAACCCCGTCGATGCGTTGGAAGAACACGCCATTGCTGTCGTTGTAGTACCCCACACGCTGCGTGAGGTTCAGGCTCATGCTGCTGTCCATCACGAAGGTGGCAAGCACCAACAGCCCTTTACCGGGCTGATACGGGAATGAGCGATAGGACTGCCGCAGCACAGAGCCGACACCGGCCCCAGTGACTTCCATCTTGATCGCCGCTTCGTTGGACAGGAATGTCGTCGTGCCCGTCCCGGTCGTGGAAACGTCAAACTGATTGTCTGCGGCGTAGCGGTTCTGGCTATCAAAGAGCGTGTAGGGTTGACTGACCCGCAGCCGTCCAAAGGCATCGACGTTGGTGCCGCCGATGGAGATTGGGATGGGAGAAGTTGTAGCCACAATCCGCCTCAGTATTGCGTCAAGCCGGTTGAAGTACAGACGCAGGACGTTGTTGAACTGCTCGTGGTAACGCGACTCGTACGCAGTTGGCGCCAACGGCAGGTTTGGGGGTGCAGGGACGGTTGCATCTTCGATCAGCAAACTCATGGTCAACGCCGCCCATCCGGTCTAATGTCAATACGCGGAGCGCCCAACTGCCACGTCGTACCCAATTGGTTAGAGTCGATCTTGAAGATCATCTGGCGCCCACGCACGCGGGTGTAAATCTGCCCGGTGAACTCCTCGGTAATCACGTACGTCGAGCCCCTAACCACCGGCTGGCCCGCGCTGTCGATGCTGCCTGAGCCTGAGTTGTACAACCCATAGAGCGTCATGTTAACGGTCGGCGTGTTGGCCGTTGAGTTCTCAAACGTCAGGTCAGGCAGTATGCGCCAGACAAACCCGAAGTTGTGGCCATCGCCGATGTCGAACTCAGACGACGAGATGTACGCGTTGATGGCGGTGGGCGTTCCGGTAGCATTGTCGTCCAAACCCTGCTCGTGGTTGACGAGGTTCTGGCTGTAGGTAGCAGCCATCGGGTAATCTCGCAGACCGGAGTCAAGCCATGCTGTGCGAGCCAACGTGCCGTAGTACCAGATTTTCTCGACGTAGTTGTAGACGACGTACTTGCCGATGGTGGTGGAACCAGCGGACGGGTAGAACCACCAGACTTCGTTGAAACCCTCGTTGGTTCCGGCAAAGACCTGCTGCGCCTGAGCTTGATTGAAGTCACTGAAGACATACCGGCGCACATCGCAGTTGAGCGTCTGCACCCGACCGTCGTAGGCGTAGAACTTGTCCACGCCCATCCAGTACACCACACCCGAGGCAATCACAGCGGCCTTGGGGCCGACGATGGAGATGTTGTCGCCAAGAAGCTGAGCGCCCCAGAAGATCGGCGCATCCAGATACTGGAGCGAGTAGATGGACGAGTCGGTGAAGACCACGATTTCCTGACGCGCCTGCACTGCCGCAACAATTTCTGAGCCGTGAGACAAGCGCAGACTGCCTGCCTGATTGGTGGCCGAAGGCGTCCAGTTGACGGCGTCTTCCTGGTCAGACCACCGGATCAGCATCGGGTCGATAACTGAGGAGCCGTAGTCATTGCAACCCATCGCAAACACAAAGCGGCTAATGTCTGAGATGAAAATGCCGTTCTGGATTGTCGGCACGTCAGACGCGCCGGACAGAGATGACAGCAGAACGCCACGAACGCTCAGTCCAGTCGTCGCATCCCAGTAATAGATGCCGCCCTTGCGCGGACCAAAGATCAAGTCTTCACCAAAGTTGGCTTGACTCCACAACCGCAGATCACTCTGTGTTGTGCTCGGCGTACCGATGCTCCAAGGGCCAGTGCCCCAAGTACCCGCACCCCAACCAGTAAGCGGCACCACCGTAGCTGGGCCAGTATTGATCTGATACGCCGCAGATACCGCAGAGCCACCCGTAGACACCGCCGGGATAGCAGACGCCACCGTGATGGTGTAGGTGTTGACCGTCAGGACAGTAATCTGGAACTCGCCGTTGAGGAGCGCCGCGTAGGTTCCGGTGACACCGCTGAAGGTTACGAAGTCCCCCGTGATGCCGCCATGAGAGTTGGCGGTTACCGTTACTGTGGTGGTTCCGTTGCCGGTAAACGGGTCGGTGCCCAGCGTGGTGGTTACGCGGATTGGCGTGATGTCGTTATACACGCCGCCGTTTTCGATGTAGAACTTCAGGCTGGTGCCAACACCAATCAGGTTTTGACTGGTCAGCGTGACCCAGTTCCACAGGGAACGGCACACACCAAGAAACGTACTAGAAGAAATGCGTTGCCACCCACCGATGACTTCGGGGTTGCCTTGACGGAAGCGAACCTTGTCGCACTCGTACCATCCGCCTTCGGTGGTGTACCGCGTGTTCTCGCGGTTAACTCCGGGCTTGAAGAGGATTTTCTGGAGTGGCATAACCGTATTCTCGTGTCAAGACAAGAAAAGGGCAATCTCTGCCTCGCGGCGTTTTACCAGACCCGGCAGCACTTTGCCCCCGCCCATCGTCCACTGACGGAAGGCATCTGCCGCTCCGTTCCAGTCATCCCGGTTGGCCCGCATCCTGATCTGGCTGCGCTGAAGGTTGCCTAGCCCTGCATTGAAGGCAAAACTGACCAGAGCGTCAAAAGAGCCTTGACGGCCAGATACGCCGGGAACAAGTCGAAGAACACCACGTTCAAAAGTCCCGACATCATCACGGAATAGTTCGTCGATCTCCGTCTTAGTCCAGACACGGCTGTCCTCC